AGGGGGAGTATGGCATGGAAGTGTGGTGGAATTGCGGCGGGAATGGGGCGATTTGAGGGCATTAATTGAATGCTGTTTAGACACAGTGTGTCACGTGATGTGAGCAGTTTGCCACATGTTAGTGAGCAGAGAGGACGTGTGAGCGCCTGAATGTGAGCGCTCGAATCTTGGGGCAGTGTGGGCGAGCGCACATCGCCCCAAGTTTGGAGACACGTGAGGAGGATGCATTCGCGTAATCGCCTGTTCGCCTAGTTGACCCTCCCCCCGGGGAGGGGGGAGCGGCGGATCGGAATGAACGTGGCGTCCGGGCCGCAGGTGTGCCGCGGGCAGTGAGGGAGAGAGGGTGAGAGGAGATGAAGGTGGGGTGTGCGGAGCGCGGTGTGAGTGTGTGTAGTAAAAAAAATTTTTTATAATACACACACATTTGCATTTGCAAGCCCGGCGCCGCCAAGGCACCCGGCGTGTTGGCCCCACCACGTGCGAGCGATCTCTCCCCCGGGAGGGAGGGGGGTGCAGAACAGGCGATCAGGCGATAAGGCGAATAGTCGGAAAGGGGATGGGGCAATGTGAGCGCGCCAACAGGACCCCAAGTTTGGAGCGGTGTGCCCAAGTTTAAACGTGAAAGTGAGAGGAGTACTTTTGGCGCAGAAAAGCCCCCGACCAGAGGCCGAGGGCTCTTGCTAGACCTAGCAGGACTGCGCTACTTCAGAAGGCCTTCCGGGACCAAACCGTCTGGCATCGACGTCGCGCCCGCTGCAGCGGCTGAAGCGGCCGCTTTCACCTGAGCACGTTTGACCTCCTCCGCGTCGTAAAACGCTCTGAAGGCCGGCTTTTCGAGAAGACTCTTTCCGGTCACTGCACCGGAGACAATCTTCTCCCTCAGCTTGTCACCGAGGTCCTCTGCCAGTTTGTAACCCTGGGCAGAAAGCATCGCTAACCAAGCGTCGACCAGATACTTAGTCCGCGGTCCACCCTCTCGGTCAGAGCGCCATTCGCCCTCACCGATCGTGTCCCACCGTTCTTGCATGGCCTGGAACATTTGTGGAACGTCCCAGCCCATCTGTTTGGACACAGCCGTGGCATTTCCGACACTAGTAGAGAGACCCATGGCAGCCGCAGCTATGCCCATGCATGGCCCGGGGTCTCCTGCCGGAAATAGACCAAGGATGTCCATCTCCAACGATCTGGAACCGTCAAGGGATTTGATGATGCAGGCGACGACATGCTCGTCGATCTGCTTCACTTCCTTGCCCTCACGTGTCCGATACACGCGATTGAGCTTGCGGTTCGTGCCAGTGTCAGCCGTCTCGGTCATAGCCATTTGGCTACTCCTCGTTTTTGGTCCGGGCTCATCCCTGACCATGGGTAGAGTATGCGCCACTCGGGGATAAAAGTCCAGTAACATTCTTGTGATGTTGCACCGCAGCATCACGATAGTGTGATGGGTCTTCACGTTTAATTGAGGGGGGAAGCAAGGGCGAGGGGGGCACCGCCCCCAGGCGGGGGGTCCCCGCCTTGCGGGGGGAAGCCACGCACGCAATTTGCAGTGTGAAATAAATGGCACCAAGTTAGCACTCGCACTCCTTCCTCTTGGGGACAATGGGGCCAACCGCGGATCGGACTTGACTCCTTCCTCGCGCGCGTTCATCATACCCCGCGAAGAGTGCGAACTCCGCGCTCTTCTCGTTCGTGCCAGAGCGGTAGTCTCATCAGAGCGATGGAGAAGCCAATGCGTTAAAGAGTCCTCAACCCTTATCGTCGTTCAGGGAGTGGAGTTGAGTCCTCAGCCAATTCCACTCCTACCTCTTGGAGTTAGAGAATGAATCAAGATCAAGTCACTGGCATTATTCGCCATCTAGGAACTCTCCTCGGTGGTGTACTCCTCGCGCGCGGGAACTTCGACGCAGCCACAATCCAGAGTGTGGTCGGAGCTATCGCAACAATCGGAGGACTTGCATGGAGCGTGATGAGCAAACTTCCCGCCCCGACTCCCCCAACCACCCAAGTCACTCAAGCCACTCCGATTCGGCCAAGTCAAGCGAGCTGAAGGCTCGAGAGCTGGAGTACGCTGAGCAATGGCTCAAGCAAACAAAGAAGCGAACGGAGCGAGCTCAACGCAGAGCAATGCGGTTGTTCTCCCAAGGACACTCGCGCAAGAGCGCCCGCCCGGCCCGCCACCTGCAGGAAGCACAGGCGTTCCTGGAGTTAGTCCGAACTCAGAGTGTGGAGCGGAGGGTTCGACGAATGAAGTGAATGAAGCAGAGCTTGCAGTCGATCGATTCCTAAAGACCTTGAGTGCAGAAGAGGGAGCACCACCTGATCTAGAGAGTGCTCCCTCTCCGCTCGTTCCAGGACCGAAGAAAGTACATTGGTGGTATGAGCGGCTTGCGGACTGGATGATCTCGAACCCCGATAAGTATTTGAAGGACGCTGCGGTAGTGTTTGATGTGAGTCCGGGCTGGCTTTATGCGTTGCAGCGTTCAGACACGTTCCAGGATTATTGGACTAAGCGCTCGAGTGCAGTGTCAATCTCGGTGGAGCAGAAGGCTCAAGTACTCGCTGATCGCTTAATCGACTCCTTTCAGCAGGACCTTGATTCTGCAGATGCAATTCAAAAGCCGCTGCCAACTTCGACTCGGCTTCAGATTCTTGATGTGACGATGAAGAGGTTTGGCTATGGGGAGACGAAGAAGCCGCCCACGCAACCCACTCCGGGAAGTAATGTGACTAACAATTACCTCGGTGTAGTATCGCAACAGGAATTGAAGAGTGCTAGAGATCGGTTGGCGCAAAGTCAAGAGGCGAAGCGAATTGCGCATACGCTGGAAGGGGAGGCTGCTGTTGCAGTGAAACTTCCATGAATGGATTCTACTTCGATTTCGTTGCTGCGAGTAGAGCGCCTTCTGCACCGCAAACTCATCCCTTGAATACGGTAGCGAGAAATGCGGGCCTCCTCTACGAGAGGAAGATCACTACGCTTGTAGAAGGGAATTCGGAGGCGTGCGTGGCACAGCTTCCGATCTGCTCCCTCCGCTCTCATCAGCAAGTGGCGAGGCCAGATATCTTGATCTTCAACTCTACCGGGGTGTTGTGTGTTGAAGTGAAGAGAACTTTCAACAACGATTGCTTCCCTCAAATTGAAAGGTATAGATCGCTCTTGACTGAGATGGATCTCGGCGCAGTGAGGATGTTGGCAGTGTGCGAAGCATTCCATTCTCGAAAGACTTTACGCTACTCTTGTGGAGTGGAAGCACTAATTGGAGCCTTGAAGATCAATCAAGGCTACGAGGTTTGTATAGTCAGTGCCCGGGAGTTGAAGGGGGTGATAAGTGGAAATCTGGGAGGCAATGCTAAAGTTGGCTCCACTTCTCGGTCCGTCAGGGGCGATCCTAGCTTCTGCGGTTGGGTACTTAATTCTTGAGTTGAGGAAAGAGCGAGAGCGGCATGAGGCGACTAGAGTTCGGTTCGATTTGATGGCAGAGAAGAGGCATAGTATCTTAGAAGAGAGCGTTAGTCAGACGAAGTCAATGGTCATTGCGCTAGGAGAATTGCGTGAGCAAGTTGAGGTTCTCCAGAGAAGGACACGCCGTGGAGGGGGAGCATGAAGTGCGTGAAAGGGAGCAGGAGGAGAAGCTGGATGAGATCTTGGACACTGCGAGAGCAGTGTCTTCTGCGCTTCGTGGTGAGGCGGAGCGGGCGGCAGAGTTGAATGGGAAGCAAAGAACGAGGCCAATCTTGCTTCCGGACTTGAGGGAGGAGAATGGTGGGCCGGATGCTAATGGAGAAGAGCATTGAATGGGTGCTAGAGGAGGAAGAGAAAGCTAATGTGGCGTCTCGTAAGTGGGGCATTACATTGCTTGAACTTTCAAAGCACTTAGGAAGTGGAGTGACTGTAGATGATCTCCACGAGGTGAATGAAGATGTGGCTAGAACAGTGCTTGCAGAGAAGTGGAGAGTGGAAGAGCTCGAGCTTCTTCCTGTGGGGATCGATTACCTTGTGTTTGATTCTTCCATCGTGTGCGGGACCGAGACAGCTCGAAGATGGCTCCGAGGTGCCTTTGATCAGTTCTGTGCCGCTCGGGACGCCCAGGGAAGTGGAGGATCTCTCGAAGGCATTAGAAGAATTGGAAGTATTGGGGGATGGCTCTCTCAACTCGATCAAGCCTCCCTCTTTGCCATCGTGGAGTTGTTCATCTATTCCCGAAGAAGAAGGCATAGAACTGAACCAGACTGGTATTCATACTTTCAACAAAAGACTAATCGAGTTAATCGAGTCCGTCTTCGAACGAAGCAAACTCTAACTGTGAGTGTAGAGTGACAGCGTATCTGCCATCTGGAGCTCCGCCTAAGATTAATCCGGAGTTTATGAAGCCGAAGCCGGAGCGGATTATTGTTCCAGTTGGATTACCTCCAATACTTAGTGAGGTTGAGGTTTCGGCAGAGTTGGAGTTTGTTCGAGAAGATCCAGATCTGTCTCCGAATTTAGCTGAAGTGATTCAACTTGGTGCTGTAGATTCTATGTTCTTCAATAGAACGTTCTTTCCGAAGACCTTCCGGCAGGAGCCTGCACTCTTCCATCCTGAGATAGTGGATATCCTAGACAATGACGCCAATCGGTATGTTAATCTTCAAGTCTGTCGCGACGGTGCGAAAACCACACTTCTCCGTGGTTATTGCGCGAAGAGGATTGCATATGGGCTATCCCGAACCGTGCTCTATGTGGGTCTCTCCGAGGGTAAGGCGAAGCAAAGCGTACGCTGGCTTAAGCATCAGATCGAAACGAATAGAGCGTATACCAATGCATTCCAGATTAGACCTGGCACGCCGTTCACGGATTCGGTTCTTAACCTCTTTCACGGGATTGACGGTCATCCGGTTTGGGTTCTGGCTCTTGGGGTTACTGGCTCTGTTCGTGGTGTTAATCTGGACGATTACCGGCCTGATCTGATTGTCATTGATGACGTGATGGATGATGATAACTCTGCGACGAAGGAGCAGAGAGAGAAGATTATCAATCGAGTGCTTGGTGCGCTGAAGGAGTCGTTAGCTCCGGCGACTGAGGCTCCACATGCGAAGTTGGTCTTGAACAATACCCCACAGGACTTTGAGGATTTGTCAGCTGAAGCGTTAAAGGATCCGCAGTTCAAGTCTGCAAGGTTCGGCTGTTGGACTAAAGCTACAGAGCGCTTGACTGATGTTGAGATGCAGGAGAGCTCTTGGCCAGCTCGATATCCCTCTGTGACTTTGAGAGGAGAGAAGCAGGCGGCTATTGCACGGAACCGTTATTCGATCTTCGCTCGGGAGAAGGAGTGCTTGCTGATTACTCCTGAAGATTGTTACTTCAAGCAGGAGTGGCTTCAGTATTTTGGAGAAGGGGAGAAAGTCTCTGAGCCTCCGAGGCATCTAATGCAGGTGGTGATTGCGCTCGATCCGGTGCCGCCGCCTACGCCTATGCAGATAGCTAAGGGGATGAAGAAGGGAGACTATGAAGCGTTCTCAGTTGTTGGGCGATATCAGGGAAAGTATTATGTGTTAGAAACGTCTGCTAATCGTGGGCATAATCCGAGTTGGACTGTGTCGGAGTTCTTTCGCCTTTGTACGAAGTGGCGGCCCTCAAAGGTGTTGGTTGAAGCGGTAGCGTATCAAGCGACGCTGGCTTGGTTGTTGAGAGAAGCGATGAGAGTGCGCGCTCGGTATTGGGTAGTTGAAGAGTTTAAGGATAAGAGAGCAAAGGCTGATAGGATTCATCAAGGGCTACAAGGCCCGGCGAGTGAACATGCGTTCCTTGTTCGTAGGACTCAGACGATGTTGATTACTCAGTTCTTGCACTATCCGGGGAAGATGCCGGATGAGAATCATGAGGATGTACTTGAGACTGCCGCGGTTGGAGTTGAGGCACTCTCTCACGGCTATGTGGGAGATGTTGAAGATAACTATGCTGAAGAGCTAGAGGATGTGATTCCAGCTATGCTGGACTACCGGGGGGCACCTTAATGCCTAATAAGACGTTGAAGATTCCGCACAAGTCGGAGAAGGCTAATCGCATCTTGCAGGAAATGCGGCAGAGGGTGAATTATTGGAATCGGCAGGTACAGGATAAGTTAGAGGAGTGGGCAGATGCAGAAGACAAGGCGTTAGCATTTGTCCCGGACACTGAGGTGACGAAGAAGCGAAAGGCTGCAATCCGTGGTGGCATGCCGGACTATGCGACTATTCAAGTCCCCTACTCTTACGCAGTGTTGCTTTCTGCTCATACCTATATTACTTCGGTGTTCTTGTCGAGAGATCCAGTATTTCAGTTTACTGGTCGACATGGTGAATCGATGCAGAAGAGTCAAGCGATGGAGGCTCTCATTGCTTACCAGGCGCTTGTTGGGGGGATGCTCGGGCCGTTCTATACGTGGCTCTACGATGCACTGAAGTATGGGTTTGGTGTGGTTGGGGTGTATTGGGATGAGCGGTATGAGTTGATTTCGGACTTTCAGGAGCAGCCGGAGCAGCCGGATCAGATGTCTGGGATGAACTATACAATGTCTCAGCCGATCCTGATGCGGACGTATGCTGGGAATCGACTCTTTAATATTCAGCCTCAGGACTTTATCTGGGATGCGCATTATCCAGTGAGGGATTTTCAGAAGGGGCAGTTTGCGGGACGTAGATTTAAGATTGGTTGGAATGATGTGATAAGGAGGAAGAAGGCTGGTTACTATACCAATGTGGAGTTCATTCCAAAAGATAAGGCTTCGGCTAGCTTCTATTCGACTGAAGGATCGCCGAACCTTAATCGACCAGAGGTCTTTGATCAGACGCATTCGGATTGGGGTCCGTATGGGTATGAGGCGGGCGATCCGAGCCATCCGATAATGGTAGGTGGATATGAGCTTGTGATGGAGATCATTCCGAATGAGTGGGGGTTAGGGAGTTCAGATTGGCCACAGAAGTATGTCTTCACTGCGACTGATGATTTCTCTGTGCTCTTGGGGTGCCAACCTCAAGGAGCTTACCATGCTTCGTTTCCATATTCAGTTATTCCGATTGAGCCTGAAGGTTATGGAATGACGAATAAGGGTATTCCGGAGACTCTTGAACCGATTCAGAGAACTCTTGATTGGCTGTTGAATTCGCACTTCTACAATGTTCGGGCGGCCCTCAATAATAAGTATGTTGTTGATCCAAGCAAAATAGTGATGAAGGATGTACTTGATCCACTGCCGGGAGGTGTAGTGAGGTTGAAGCCTAGTGCTTATGGTCAGGATGTGAGGCTTGCACTGCAGCAGATGCAGGTCACTGATGTGACGCAGAATAATCTTAGAGATATTGAAATGATGTTTGGGTTAGGAGAGAGGACAGTTGGTGTCAATGATCAGATCATGGGGATGTTCAATACGGGAGGGAGAAAGACTGCAACTGAGGTGAGAACGAGTACTAGCTTTGGCGTGAATCGAATGAAGACGTTGGCAGAGTTCTCGTCTACTAGTGGAGTGGAACCGCTGTCGCGAATGTTGGTGCAGAATACACAGCAGTACTACGATATGGAGTTGCAGTTTAAGATTGCCGGCGATCTGTTGAAGTCTGCTGGAGCGAACTACATGAACGTCACGCCGGATTTGATTGCAGGGTTCTACGATTTCGTTCCGGTGGATGGGACTCTTCCGATTGATCGATTTGCGCAGGTGAATCTCTGGAAAGAACTCTTCCAGTCGATCCTGGCCATTCCTGAGATTGGAATGCAGTATGATCTTGGAGGTATATTTAGTTGGGTTGCACAGTTGGCTGGAATCAAGAATATAACGCAGTTTAAGATTGAGGTTGGATCAGATGCGTGGCTGCAGAAGCAGGCGCAGATGGGGAACTCAGTTCCTATTCTAGGGGGAGCAGGAAAGCCGAAGGCGAATGGGGCTCAGAAGCCTAGTAATTCGCAGCAGGGATATCAGCAACCGATTCAAGCGATGCAGAGACCGATTGGAGCGATGTGATGGTAGAGTGGCGGCCGCCGGTAGGGTTTGAAGATGATAGGGAGGTAGGGCAGAGTGGAACTCCTCAACGTGATGAGCGCCTCTCCGAGGCCCTTCGACAGAAGGAGTGGCTAGGGGAATTGACTAGATGCAAAGGGTGGAGTATACTAGAGGCGTTCGTGGCAGATCAGTGTCAGCGCAGGATGAATGAGGTGATGCTTAACCCCGCAGCGAATACGCCAGAGGTGGCTGCTCAGTTGAACTTCACTCGGGGTGAGTATGCGGGGTTGCAGATAGTTCTAGTGCATGTGAGAGATCTGAAAGAAGCAGCGCAGAGCACGATTGATCTGTTCAAACAAGGAAACCTAGACAATGCCTGATCCAGTAGTACTACCGGTTGCAGTTCCTGCAGCGAGTGTGGCGAGTGTAGCGAGCCCGCAACGTGGGACTCCGGCAGCGCAGGCAGATTTGCCTGATGATACAGATAGTGTGGACTTTGCATTTGAAGCGTTCGACGCTGCGACTGGACAAGTTACGCGCGCCGAAGCAGCTCCCGAGATTGCGGCAGTAGCGCCGCAAGTGGCGCCTCAAGCGCCAGTTCAGCAGCCAGCGCCTGGACAAGAGCCTTCAGAGCCACAGCCTGAAGAGCTCGAGTTCCAACTGTTCCCGGATAAGGAACCGAGAGCAGAGCAGGAGTTGGCGGTTGAGCAACCCGTTGCAGGTCAGCAGCAACAGCCCGCAGTAGTACCAGTCGCCCCGGTAGTTCCCGCGGCTCCGGTGGCTCCTGTGGCTGGAGCACCTGCCGCGGCCCAGTTGCCCACGACGACGAGCGGAGCAGTTGATCCGTTCGAGTTCGCGGCGCAGCAGATTGCTGCACAGGAGCAGGTGTTCACGCAACAGCTGGCTGAGAGAGCTTATCCGGTCTCTGAAGAGGATCTTCAAGCGTTCCTTGGAGGAGATGGGAAGAAGATGTCTCAGTTCGCTGCTAGAGTGCATGTGAACGTGATGGCTTCTGTGATGAAGGTGATTAGTCAACAAGCCCCGGTGTTGTTCCACGGCTTGTTACAGGCGCATCGGTTGAATACTGAGGCGGAGAATTCCTATTGGGACACGAATAAGTTCCTTAATAGGAAAGACAAAGCGCATAGGGATGCAACCGTGATGGCTGGGAAAGCGTTTAGGCAGGCGAATCCGAATGCAGATGAGTCTATGACTAATAAGATGGTTGGTCTGATGGCTGCAGCTGCAGTAGGAGTGGATCCAGCGGCGACGTTTGCCCCGAGAGGGCCAGCGACTCCGCAGGTGAGAACGCCTGGACCAGTGGTGAAGCAGACTCAGCCGGGGTTTGTCCCGGCGGCCCCGAGTGGGGTGAATGGAAGAGCAGCGCCTCAGTTTGCGAGTGAGTGGGACTTAGCGTCTCAGATCATTCAAGCTGAGGAACGTGGAGCGTTTGACTCGCGATAGAGCGAGCTTGAGTTGGAGTAGAGAAAATGGCAGCTGTGGCAGGTCTCCGGGGAACCGGCGACTTTTCGACTGACGAACGGCCCAAGAACTTCAGAGAGATGATTCTGTGGTTGGAGCCGAATGGTGATGCACCGATCTTCGCCTTGACGAGTAAGGCGAAGAAGAGGACGGTTAATGATCCGGAGTATGCGTGGTGGGATGAGCCGATTGACTTGGTCCGGATTCAGGTCAATGGGGCGTTCAGCTCTTCCGATCCGGTGATTGCTGTTGATTCGGTTGACCCGACGGCAGCAGTGTTGGATTCAAATTGGGGACTCCCGAACCACTTGAAGCCGGGAGACCTACTCTTGGTAGAGAAAGCGGATCAGGTCGCTTACGATAACGAGATCCTTCTCGTGACGGGTGTGATCGGTTCGACGCAGATTTCTGTTCAGAGAGGTGCAGCAGGGACGACTGCAGCGAGCATTGCAGATAATAGTTTCCTGCTGTTGATGGGCTCGGTCTATGCCGAAGGTACGGCAGCGCCGGACTCAGTGAGTAGGAATCCGGTGAAGTATAGTAATCTCGTTCAGATCTTCAAGGATTCGTATGAGATTACTGGCACGGTGGAAGTGACTAAGACTAGGACTGGTAATCCGTGGAGTAATGATAAGAAGAGGAAGATGTTCGACCATGCAAGAGGTATTGAGTGGTCGATGATGTTTGGCCGGCAGAGTGAGACCATTGGAAGTAATGGTAAGCCATTGCGGACAATGGGTGGGATTAGGAGTCAGATTCCGCAGACGAGGACTACAGTCTTCGCTGCGAGCTCATTGAATGCTGCGACTCCGGGCAAGGGCATCAATGCGTTCCTGGATGCGGTGTATCGAGTGTTCGATTATTCGTCGGGCGCTGGAGATACCCGGATCGCTTTCATGGGTAATGTGGCGCTCAATACCATCAATAAGATGGTGCAGCAGGACACTGCTGCGACGATTGAGTGGGGCGGCCCGGTGAAAGTTTATGGGATGAACCTTCGGGAGTTGGTGTTCCCACAAGGTAGGCTCCTAGTTCGGACTCATCCGCTTCTCAATCGGCATTCGTCTATTGCGGCTGGTGTGTATACCGCTGGCCCCTACGCGGCGAGTGCTTGGATTCTGGACTTCTCTGCGATCGAGTACGTGACCCTGCCGGGCCGCGATACGAAGTCGAAGGATGATGTGCAGGACAAGGATGAGGATTTGCGGAGAGGGTTCTTGCAGACAGACTGCTCGATCCAAGTGGATAAGGGCGGGCTGACCTGCGCGTATCTAGGTGGCTTGAACAACTCGGCGATCACATAAGCGCTGAGTGAGAGGAGTAGTGAGATGACTTCGCACGAAAATTTGTCAGATGGCAACCTCGCTGGGATGTTGCAGCAGAAGAAGTGGAAATTCAATGCGCCTATTATCGTTCCAGTGACGGGCTATCAGATCCTAGTCGACCATCCATCGACTATGTTCCTGAACCCAGCGGGCGCAGTGAACGTCCAGCTGCCGCTGGAGACTGGCAATCAGGGGTTGGGATTCCTGTTGTTCAATCTCTCAGCAAATGCGATTACGCTCGTGAATTCAGCAGGTAATGCGTTCACGGTACCACTAGCGCTAGCGGCGAACCAAGCAGGTCTCTTCATGTGTACGGGTTTGGCGGCGTTGACGGGGTGGCGGGCGTTCGTCGCGGCGGGTACGCAGACGAGTCCGTAAGGGGAGGGGAAGAGGGGGCGATGTGTTTCGGCGCACATTGCCCCTTCCACTTTCAACGTGCGAGAGGAGAATAGGTGATGGAGTATAATCTTATCTGTAAAGGACAGGTGATGGATTTCGTCGATGTGGTCGACGAAGCTGGTGAGAATAAACATCGCCAGCGTTGGACGGTGATATTTGAGAGTGCGGTGGAGGGAGTGGCGCAGACGCCTGCGATTAGAGTTTCATTTGCAGTGTTGGAAGGGGCTCCGGCTCCGAGCTTTGATATTGGAGCGGAGGTGAAGGTGGGGTTTGAGGAACGCTTCAGTGCTCCAAAGGCAGAGGAGAAGTCAGAGCCTCTTGCAGTGCCAGTTCTTCCGGAGTTTAACTGATGGCGTATGGAGATGGGAAGCTCTGTGCAAGGATTGATATCTCGAAAGCGAGTCAGGTGGACGAAGTTGGGCTCGATGACGAGGTGACGATCGTGGTAAAGGGGAAGGTGAAGAGCCTTCGTGGTGGAGAGCAATATAAGTCGCAGGATTATCCGGCTGAAATTGGAAGTAAGGCTAAGCCGAAGGAGGTGGTGAGAAAGATTCCTGGATCGATCGAACTTGAAGTGAGTGAGATGAAGGTGATGAGGGATGGGGAGTTCGATGGGATGATGGATGGAGAGGGGAACTAGTGGGGACGTTTGTCCACTTTAACTCCTTCGTGTCAGACACGCAGAATGGACTCAATGCTCCAGGGCTCCATCCGATGAAGCTTGCGTTTACTAATGTGATTCCGGATGTGGGTATGACGAACTTTAGTCAGATTACTGAGATTGCGCCTGGAGCTGGGTATGTGGCTGGAGGCTCGTTACTTACCGTGGTGTCAAGTGCGCAGGTGGGTGGACTGTTCAAGTATGTGTTGCAGAACTTTCAGTTCATTGCGACGGGGAATGTAACGCCGTGGCGCTACGCAGTGATCTACGATACGCAGACAGGATCGCTCTTAGGGTGGGGAGATGAGGGAGTAGTTTGGACACTTCATGCGGCGGAGTTAGTAAACTTCGTCTTTGATCAGATCAACGGCCTCTATCAGGCCATTTGACTTGGAGGAGTAAGGGAGATGGCGAACTACTCGGTAGCGCAGGAGAGCAATCAGCAGGCAACTGCGGCAGCGTATAAGACGCAGATTTCTACCTTTGCTGGGGCTACGGCTCGGAGAATCAAGCTCTATGAGTATATTGTGGGTTTGCCGGGGAGTCCGCCAGCGGATAATGAGATCGAGATTGATATTGCTCGGATGACAGCAGATGGAACGGGAACGGCGTTTACTCCAATAGCGCTTGATCCTGCGGATGCTGCAGCGCTGATGACTTCTAAGATTGGATATAGTGCCGAGCCGACAGTGACGGCGAGTTCCTTCTTGGAATATTTTTCGATGAATCAGAGGGCAACGGTGCGATGGATGGCCGCGCCGGGGTCGGAGCTGGTGTCACCGGCGACGACGAATAATGGACTGGTGCTGAGAGCGAAGTCGCCGGCGTATACTGGATTTACTGCGCCTAAAGTGCTTGTTCAGGAGCAGTGATGTATCGAGCAGGTGGAGCGTTTGTTGTGTCTGGCCCGGGAAAGACTCGGGAATGTGATACGTTCACCTGTTGTCACTGTAATAGGATTGTACGGGTGCCAGTGAAAGTGCGGCCGGAAGATCTTGGTGGCTTTTGCACGATGTGTTCAAAGCCTGTGTGCCCGCAGTGTCATGCGAAGGGGAGTTGTACTCCTTTTGAGAAGTGGCTCGATAAGGTTGAAGCTCGTCGTTCGTATGGGGTTTAGATGGCTAATGCCTCGAAGTTGATCAACAGGGTAAAGGTCCGGACGGCTACTGCTGGAACAGGGACAATGACTTTGGGAGCAGCATTCTCCAATTTCTTCTTCACATTTGCTGAAGCTGGAGCAGTGGATCAGGACGTCTTTACTTATGTGATTGAAGATGGATTGGATTTCGAGATTGGACGTGGGACGTATACTGCTGCGGGGACTACACTCTCTCGCGATACAGTTCTTGCGTCGAAGATTGCGGGAACTGCGGGTACGAGTAAGCTCACTCTCTCCGGAGCTGCGGTTGTTCGTGATGTAGCGGCGGCGGAAGATGTTGCGCTGAAGGTAAATCAGCAATCGTTCACTGGAAGTGGGACTTGGACTAAGCCGCAAGGATTTGGAGCTAAAGCGTATGCTCTAGTTGAGGTTTGGGGTGGTGGTGGAGGCGGTGGAAGAGCAGCTGCTAGCGGTAACGGTGCTGGTGGAGGCGGAGGCGGATTTAATCGACGCTTTATCCTTTTGTCTTCATTGGGGGCAACGGAGACTGTCACTATCGGCGCGGCAGGAGCGGCGGCGGCTTCGAATGGTAATAACGGATCAGCTGGAGGGAATACAACTTTCGGAGCGGTTATAACAGGCTTTGGAGGTGGTGGAGGACAACAGGGCTCCTCTGGTGTACAAGCTTTTCCAGGACATGGAGGATATCCAACTAAGGTAGGGCCTACGGCAACTTCACCAGGTGGTCCACTAACTAGTGCATTTACTACTAGTCCGCTTTGGCCTCATATAGTGGGTTCGCAATTTCCAAGTGCTGCAGATCACGGTGGATCTGGAGCTTGGATCGACGTCGTGAGTTGCGTTACGACAACCTTTACCGCGGCTCCTGCAGTGAATGGAGGTGGAGGTGGCGGCGGCAAGAGTAATGCGACCACGCTTGCGGCTGGTACTTCTATCAATGGTGGTGCTGGGGGAGCCTCAGGCTCGGCAGGGACTGCGCCAGGTGGGGGTGGTGGAGGGAATGTCAATGCAGCGGCGGGTGCAGGCGCTGCGGGACAGTGTGTTGTGATAGTATTCGACGGAGCTTAAGATGCGATATGTGATTGTAGATGAAGCGGGGTTAGCGGTGAATGCATGTGAGTGGGATGGTGAAACGCCTTGGGTTCCACCAGAGAGACATCAAGCAATCTTGAGTGAAGAGGCTCCGATTGGGGCGACTTGGAGTGGGGAGAAATGGATTGTTCCGGAGCCAGAGGCTTCTCCAGTGCCAATCTTAACGGAGCCGAAGAGTGTCTGAAGTTCAACCGCAAGTTAAGAAGCTTGGAAGTTTAGTGATGGCAATCTTTGAGTTTCCTGAAGTTGGAGATTTAATTCCGCTACATCAGCATCGTGAAGGAACGAGTCATATCATGGTAGTAAGTAAGGGGCAGTTTATAGTTCGAGGTGGGGAGTGGGAGAAGATCGTTTCACCGGGGGAGATCTTGATTTTCGAACCGGAGCAACCGCATGAGATAGTTGCGAGTGCTCCGAATGGTAAGATAGTTAACATAGGGTACTAGAGTGCTCGGTGTAGTCTCTGAGTGTGAAACTGCAATCACGGAAGACGCACCGGAACTAATTTCGGTGCTTCTCTTCGATATGACTGTTCGAGCGCGGCCGTTCGTGCGTGCGAGAGCCTCTCTCTATCAGAGTCACTTTGATGGGAACTTCCCGATAGTTATTGTACCGCCGGATGTGCTTCCCTGTGCATATATGGGCTCGTTTGAAGTTCCGAAGCAGTATCGTAGGTCGAAGACTTGGGCTAATTATCAGAAGCCGAGTGTGTTTTACACTCCGAGTACGGAGTTTGAGCGGAATAATACTTGGGCAGGAATTCAAGGTTCGAGAGAGAAGCCACTTCCGAAGCCTTGGAGGAAGAATTACCTCTTCCCAACGTTCTGGGAGCAGGCGTATCCGCTAGCGAAGAACTTCTTCATCGATCCGGGTGCGCAGATTCATTTCAATTTCTTCCCGTTCACGATGAGCTTTGGAGTCTCTTGCGAGTATCAGCCGGAGGCTCCTCCAGTGGGAGTCTTCGTGCCCGATGTGCCGCTTGTAGGGAATTGGGTTGCGGACCCGGCGATGGGAATTGAGTGGGACTCGGAGTCGAACTATTGCACGGAGGGCAATCAAGTATGACACGGGATGAGGGAGTAGCACATATTAAGTTGCAGATGGCATTCAGGACGACTCTAGACTCGACAATCGTGAGCATGATGCAACTTGCACAGACGAATCTAGAAGCAATGCCGACTAAGCCATTCTTTCTAACTTCGGAAGATAGTGTGATCAACACTACACCTACGGAGCAGAGGATACCGCTTCCGGCGGACTTCCTTCAGGAGATAGATGAGGCGGTTTTGCGGTATGTGCCCTTGGTGCCTACGGAGACGAATCCAGAGAAGGATTTGATCAAGGATGATTTTGATGTGTTGAGGAAGAATTTCTTCGATCCGCAGACTGGGACCTTGCTTACAGGTTCACCAGAGGCATATGCAATTCTGGGGCCGTACTTTAGAATCTTTCCGACTCCTGATGCAGTGTATCCGATCAAGATGCCGTACTACAAAAGGGATACGAGTCTCTCGACGAATGTAGAGAATGGATGGTTGAAGCATGTGCCATTCTTGCTGCTTGGAGCGGCAGGGAAGCTTATAGCGAAAGGTCCAGTTCGGGATCAAGTTGCGGATGGAGTGTTCACCGAGTGGGTGGCGACTGGCACAGCGTTGCTCAACAACTTAACCGAAGCGCGGATGGCCAGTAATCGGACGTATCAGATGGGGGGCCCGCATCAGTAGCGGGAGGAGAGAATGGGCATTGAGGTAGCGACATTCCTTTCGCAGTTAGTTCCTGCCAATCCACCTCCAGGGGATTCGAAGACAGAGGGTGATGATCACCTTCGATTGATTAAGCAGTCCCTGCAGAATACTTTCCCCAATGGATCGAAGGCATTTTACTTTCCCGATTCGAGCGCTGCGGTGGCGGGGACTGTTAATGTAGTTGCGGCGGATGAGAATACGACAATTCCGGTAGATGCAACGGGAGGAGTGAGGACAGTAAATCTACCTGGTGGAGTGAATGACGGATTCCAAGTCACGTTGTTCAAGTCCGATTCGAGTGTCAATGCAGTGACTATTGATCCTGCTGGAGCTACGTTGATTAATGGACAGGGGACGTTAACACTTGACTCTCCGTTTGAGTCGATTACTTGTAGGTGGTTGAATACGTTTGGAGCGTGGCTTGGGCTTAGAGGGATCGCAGGGAATCCCTTCGATCTGGACTCTGCTGCCACTACCTATGCGGGAATTTTGACTTTGAGTGCGACTGAGAAGGTTAAACTCCCTGTCGGGACGACTGCACAGAGACCTGTGGCACCGGTTGCGGGTGATACGAGAATCAATTCAAGTGATGTGCTATTGGAGTATTTCGATGGCTCGAGGTGGCAGCAGGTTCGGGAGTTGGCACCGCCACCGGGATGGTATTTGAGTGCGAGTGCGACGGATCCAGTGATTGCAGCTGATGCCTTAGCGTCGGGGACTGTGAGTTTGCATCCCTTCATGAGTGGAGTGGGGATATACTCTGATGGAGTTAGTATTAAGCCGTTTCCGTATGTGGCGGTGCAGACATTAACGTTGAATAATCCTGGACATGCACCGAATGTGCTTTATGATGTGTTTGTGTGGTTAGATACTGGAACTCTAAGAGTAGTAACAGGTCCAGCGTGGGCGAACTCGGGTGCGGGGACGGGTGCGAGATCGACTGCGCTTGTAAGATTGAATGGAGTGTGGGTGAATTCGGGTGCGATGGGAACGAGGAATGGAGGCTCGACGTTCACGACGCCAGATAAACAGGGTGTATATGTGGGAACTATCTTCCTCGATGCAGTATCGGGGCAGTTGACCTGTCATAGGAGTTTTGGCCAGTCGAGGAAGTGGGGGATTTGGAATGCATATAATCGGCAGACTATTGCGTTGAAGGCTGGAGATGGAACAGCGAGTTGGAGTAATCCTGGAGCAAGCTATAGAGCTTCGAATGCAGCAGCAGCTAATAGTTTAACTACCTTCTGTGGCTTGCCGGAGGAGTCTGCACTAGCAGCATTCAATCAGTACGTAACGCATGGTGGCGGCGCAGTATACAACGAGGATTCGAATATTGCTATAGGCTTAAATTCTACTACGGTGAAATCTGGAATGGTTGGAAGATCCGATCTTCAAGGGACGGGTTCTGGAACATCGACGAGCCTTGGAGCACAGATGACCGCAAGATTTACTTTAGTTCCTTCGTTGGGGATAAATACAATCAATGCGTTGGAGAGAGCAACCGCAGGAACTGCCTCTACATTCTTCGGAACCGAAGATCACATGGGTCTCTTTGCTGAGTGGAGAGGTTGAGTGACTCGAATACCGATTCATAACGTTGGTACTCTTGGAGTGATGGCAGATTCCCCTGCGCATACACTTCCGCCGGAGGCGTGGACTGATAGCAGAAATATGCGGTTTAAGAATAAGCAAGCTTACCGTGCGAAGGGGCATGCGGTAGTTCTTGGAACGCCTACTGTGCCTCCAGGGTTTATCTTCAACACTGCGACGGATACGAGCTCTTTCTGGCTCTATGCAAACACTACAGATGTGTATGTGAATGATGCAGGAGTGCACACGCAGATCACGCGTAATGCTGGAGGGACGCCATATACTGCTACTTCGGCGAGAATGTGGCAGGCGGGATTGCTTGGAGGTATTCCTGTACTCAATAATGGGAGTGATGTACCGCAAGCGTGGTTGACCTTGTCCTCTGCGGTGGATTTGAGTGATATCGCTGCGTGGGTTGCGGATATTCCTACGACTAGAGCGAAGATTGTGAAGCCTTTTGGCTCTTATTTGATGGCTTTGAATTTGACTGTGGCGGGGACTAGGTTGCCGCATAGGATACTTTGGTCTTCGAGGGCTGATCCGGGGAGCCTTCCTGCGACTTGGAATGTGAATGATGCAACACAGGATGCAGGACAGCGAGACTTCACCGATGCGGACGCGGGGCAGATTGTAGATGGATTAATGTTGGGGAACTATTTCGTCGTTTACAAAGAAACTGCGACACATTTGATCTCGCAAATTGGTGGACAGGAGATTATGCGACTCGAATTCTTGCTGAATTCAGGTCTTTTGGCTGCAAAGTGTGTATGCTTGTTCGATAAAGGCAGGAAACACTTCGTTGTGAGTGAAAATGACATCATAACTCATGCGGGAACGAAGGCCGCGGATAGTATATTGGATGAAAAGGCAAGGGATAGGCTATTTGGTGAATTAAATGTGAGTGCGAAGGATGGATGTTTCGCTTTCGAGAACGCTAGAGAGAATGAGTGCCTCTTCGTTTATCCCACTTTGGGAGTTGATAGTCCGAATAGGGCGCTGGTGTGGAATTATAGGCGAAATACGATTGGTTTTCGCGATTGGGAAGGAGAATCGGTGGATGAAGGCAATATTACTGATGCTACGGTCAATCTTTGGTCGACCCCGGAGGGGACTTGGGCAGATGAGACTGGCCCGTGGCAGACAGCAGGCGGTAAGGGAATAGTTATTGGAGATCCGGCTGCGAATGTATTCTGGCAGTTCGAGTCAGGAGATACTTTTGGCACTCTGGCTGTCACTGCGTTCCTTGAGCATGCACAGTTAGCGATTATAGGCAAGGATCGTCAAGGTGAGCCGAAAGTTGATTATGGAGTGAGGAAGATAATTACGAGGATTTGGCCAAAGTTCCAAGGGTTGGGAGCGAATCAAGTTCAAGTGCAGATTGGGTTCCAGGAGACGTTAGAGGATCCGATTAGTTACACGATTCCGCAGACGTTCTCTCCGCAGCAAAGATTCTTGGACTTTGAAGTCGTGGGAAGGCTGATGGCAGTGAAATTTAGTTCGAGTGCGAACTCGGCTTGGACTTGTGAGGGGTACGATATCGATATCACTGTGGTAGGAGAGAACTGATGGCATATCAGGCCGGAAGATTAGTTGTAGGTAATACTCCGAGTGGGAGTGCGGGTGGGTTTGCTTCAGATAGTACTGTTGAGTCTACGCAGCGTGAATTGGAAGCGATTGAGCGTGCTTTTAATCTTCAGGACTTTGTACAGTTGAAGCAGATTAATGCGCCGCCAGAGAAGCCAAGGGATGGGTTAGTGGTCTACGCTGATGGGACGAATTGGAATCCAGGTGCGGGCGAGGGAATTTATGCGTTCTTCGCAACGGTGTGGAACAAACTATAGGTGATGAATGGAAGAGCTCTTGCCAGGTGAAGTGGTTGATCTTTCGGAGCCGGACTTTAGTTTAGTTCCAACTATCTACGTGGCTGCGCTCTGGCATCAGATTCAGCCAATCTTGATGGAGTTTGGGAAGAAGTGGCTTGAGACCTATTCGTTAGAGGAGGTTTGCCAGAGCTTAACTACAGGATATATGGATGTTTGGATTGCAGGAGAAGATGGTGTTGCGGAGGGAGTGACACTCTGTGCGTGGGAGTGTCATGCACATAAGAAGTTCTATCATATTCTCTTCTGTGGAGGTAGAGGGCTTGAGAAGTATTTCGATGGGTTGGAGAAGATCGAACAGTATGTGTGTATGTCAGGGGGAGCTGAAGTGCTGCTTGAAGGACGCTTGGGGTGGGGCAGGCGCTTGAAGAAGCATGGCTATTCCCAGACTACGGTGAAGCTACGGAAGCCAGTTTCCGTGCTCTGGAGGAGTTAAGATGGGCGGTCAATCGGCTCCGACTACGACGCAGACTTCGACAACGAAGTTAGGTCCGGAGCAAGAGCAAGTCTTCAAGATGGCTCTCCCGTATATTAATCAGTACGCGAGCCAACCGATCCAGCAGTTTGCTGGGAGTGGAATTGCACCTTTCAATCCACTTGAGACGCAAGCTCAGGGGGAGTATGTTAATCAAGCAGCGCCGGCAGTTGCTGCCTTAGGTAATCAAGGGGCAGCGACGCAGAGTCAGTTGCTTGATCCGAACTTTATGCTCAATCCGAATCAGTATGTTGGGGCTGCAGGGCAAGCAGTGGCCGACACTACGACGAAGAATCTGATGGAGAATATACTTCCGGGAGTGAAATCTGGGGCGACGATGGCAGGGGGGCCTTATTCTGGAGGTTCGACGAGAGAGGGTGTTGCGACAGGGAAAGCTATTGGCGATACGGGTAGAGATATTTCGAACTCCTTAGCGGATATGTACTTCAAGAATTATACGACTGGACTTTCGGGACTAGGTGAAGCTTTGAATCGTAATCCGAGTGTACAGCAGCAGCTCCTAATGCCAGAAGATATTAAGGCGTCAGTTGGAGCACAGCAGAGATCGATGCAGCAGGCACAGCTTGATGAACAGGTGAAGAAATTCTACACAGGACAAGAGTTGCCGCTGATTCAAGGTCAGACGCTGCTTCAGTTGATTCAGGGAATGCCAGGAGCTACGACGATGGGAACAGCGACTGGAGCAGTACCGCAGTCGAGTCCAATGATGCAAGCATTGGGGCTTGGCGCGACTGCACTTGGATATGGAATGGGTGGACCGATTGGCGGGGCGATAGGTAAGGGTGCAGCTGGAGCAATTGGAGGAGCAAAGTAATGGATCCGTTTCAGATGGCGCTGTTAATGATGCAAGCGGGGCAGAATCCCGAACAGATGGCAGCTTTGCTCGATAAAAGTGGGATTCCGCCTCCGACTAGCCCGCAAGCGGGTGCGGCTGGGGTTCCGACTAATGTTGCTGGAACTACGCTTGATGAAGGAGGTCTAGGCGCGATCTTGCGTGGTTCACCAGGGACTCCGCAAGCAGAAGCAGCTTCGGCTCCAGCTACAGCTGCGGTGCCGGCAGCGGCGTCGGCCGAGCCAGCGACTGCAGCAGGAGCGGGGAAGGTTGCACAGCCACCGATTTTCAAGGCTCCTGCGCCTATTACGCCAATTATGCATGGTGGAGTGACTGGAGGTACGCCACCTCCGAAGGTGAATGCTTCCTTTACTGGAGTGACGCCTGCGATGGCTTTAATGCAGGCACTGATTAGTGGAGGGCAGCAGAATCCGCTTAGAGTTCCGAACCTGGGCGCGATGTTGAGAGGGAGGGGTTGATGGCTGGCGGATTTGATTTGATGTCCCTACTGCCTGGTGCGAATCAGGAGCAGCAACAGCAGCCTGGGCAACCTGAGCAGGCTCCGGCGCAAGCAGCGCCTGCAGCAGCGGCGAAGGGAGGTTGGGGAGACTATCTCTCTGATCCAGTGAATAGAGCGTTTATGGTCTCTGCGGGACTGCAGATGGCCACTGGAGGGTGGGGAAATTTCGGGCAGCAAGCTGCGGCGAGTCTAGGAGCAGGAGCGAGTGCGGCGAGCGGGACGCAGCAAGCACAATTCGACACGCAGGAGAAGAATGCACAGCAGGAAGCGGAGAGGCAGAATAAGCGCGATGTGGCTTCAATCGGAGCGCAGAGTAGACAAGAGGTGGCCTCGATTCGTTCGCAGGCTATGTTGGAGAGGTCTCGACTCACGCAGGGAGCAAAGACTCCACAGGAAGCTAAGGTAGCGTCGGATGCGTATCAGAAGTCTCTTGCAACGCTTCGGGCTGCCCAGATTATTTCTGGCAAGACGGATGAGGAGATTGAAGCAACAGCAGAGGCAGACTCGACTAAAGCCTTGGCTATACATCGAGCAGCGCAGGGAGGAGGGAAGGCGCCGGATACTGGAGCGGTGGGAGCGGTAGCACCGGCGCCGGCGGCGAAGCCAACTAGTGCAGCTGCAACTAAGAAGCAATCTGATGCTCTCTGGTTGAAGATTCAAAATAATCCAGACTATGCAGCTGCAATCGCTACACCAGAAGGAAGGGCGAAGTTGAAGGAAACGTATCCAGAATTCAAGAGTCAGATTGATACTGCGAGTCAGGCTTCAGATAGACAGATTAGAGCAAATAAGTCTATGGAATACTTTAAGAGTCTATTTGGAGCTCCGGGTGGGGGAACTCCCTAATGGCTGGAATGAATCCGGGGCTCTACGACCTCCGGGATGCTACTGATAGCTTGGTGACTCCGGCGGCGGATACGACGTCGGATCTTTACAATCTCCGTACGACTGAAGAGCAAGCGAAGCCGCAGTTGGAGTTGCCGGCTCCTGCACCTCCGGCTCCAGATCTCTTCTCCCTTCGTGGAACAGAGGATCAAGTACCTCCACAGGAAGTAGAGAGGCAGAAGAAGCGAGAAGAGACTGGGTTTGCAGATTTGGCCATTGGCTCTGTGCATAGAGGGTTGCAGAGTTATGCTGCAATTCCGGATTCGTTTAGAGCGATCGGGGCAGATCTGAGTGGAGATCAAGTTGCTGCAGCTGAGTATGCGAAGAGTGCAAAAGCGATTGAAGATATAGCTCCGGAGAGTCTTTGGAGCTTGAGCGATATCCGGAATCCGATGGATTTTGGTTCTTGGCTAACGGAAAGGTTAGGTGAGAATGCAGTTAACATCTTGGCTGCCGCTGCTACTGGCGGCGTTGGCGCTATCACAGGCTCCCTGGCTGCTCGTGGCTTGGGTCTTAGCAAAGTGGCCCGTGCCTCTTTGATGAAGGGACTGGGAGCTGGTGGAGTTTTCGCCTCTACTATGCCGATTGAAACTTCGAGTACAGTGGGAGAGCAGTTTGAAGCGACAGGTAGTCCGCAAGCGGCAGTGAGCTTAACTGCAGGTACAATTAAGGGTGCTCTTGAACTAATAGTGCCGATGCATATTGGCTATGCGTTGTCGACTCCTGGAAAGCAGTTGGGGAAGACTATTCCTGGAGCGATTGCGAAAGTTGGAGGGGAAGAAGCAGCTACTGAGCTTGCTCAGGAAGAGGTTGATATTGTTGCCCGGAAGTATACGGATCCGAGTTATGAGTATTTCGGTGGGCCTGCGCTCTGGAGAAGAGCGGAATCTGGTACAGCAGGACTCTTCGTCGGATTAGCAATGGGAGGTCCGAGTGCGGTAATAGAGGCGAGGCAGGAGAATGCTAAGGCGAAAGCTAAGGTGCCTGATGAGAGTGGAATGGTTCCAGGAGAACGGAGGTTTGTGGCACCTACGGCTCCAGCTCCAGTTCAGGAAGCAAGGGTAAGAGTCCAGGGAACAGTGCAGGATGTTACGCCTCAAGCTGCATCGGAAGCTGCGCCGATTGAGACTCCAACTATTCCCCCTGGGACGCCTCCTGCACCTCCTGCACCTCCAGCTGCACCTATAGCTCCAGTTGCGCCTACGGAAGAAGTTCCGGCGCCTGAGATGATTGCTCCGAGTAAGCCAGAGGGAGTGACCTTCGACACGGAGTCTGACGGGCCGACGCAGACTACGGTTAAGATCAAAGGTCCGGATGGAAGTGAGATCGGAGAAGCTTATGTTCGGAAGTTGAGAGGGCCTCCGGATGGAGCGCCGGTGGCACTGCAGGTAGGGAATATTGCTATCGATGAGGCTTGGCAGAGGAAGGGAATTGGGACTGCACTGCAGGAGGAGTTAGAGCAGAAGTATGGGCTGCCGATGGTTCCAGATCAGACGTTGTCGAAGGAAGCGTATGCTCGTTGGAAGCAGATTGATCCGGAGGCAGTGGCAGGCTACACTGCAATGAGAGATGGAGAATCTTACTACGCTCCGATGGGAAAACGGGAGTGGTATCCGGGAGCGCCAGATACGCCAAGAATGGCACGGGTGAGGAAAGCGTTTGCAGCGCAAGAGTATTCACGGGAGGTGTCGCGGGGAGTCGGGCCGGTCACTACGCTTCGAAATATGGTTATGCCAGTACCGGAGCAGGACTTTGATTTGAAGCAGGCAGCGACTAATGGGCCGGAGCAAGACTTGATGGGAATTGGTCCATTGTTGAGAAGTGGTATGCCTCAAGTGACTACTCAAGATATGTTAGACATGTTGGAAGCGCAGACGCCACGGTATGCAGTGAAGTTGAGTCCAGATGGTGTCTATGGCGATAAGTTGATGAATAACACGGATCTTCAGCTTGTGCTGGCGACTGGAATGGCGCAGTCAGTGAAGCCGGAGGTGGTGCAGATTTCACAGGGTGGATTGCAACCGCTAGGAATCTCAGCAGATGTATTTGATCTTCCTACACCTGGAAATAGTAGGGTTTGGTTCCTGCCGCAGGTGTCAGCGGAAGAGCAGGCACTGCTTGGAATGGAGTATAAGGATCTTCAGAAGCAGGCAGAGTTGGGGCAGCGTACCAGATTGAAGTCTGTTGCAGATTATTTGCAGGAGAAGAAGCAACTTGAAACTTGGTATAATGTGCTCTTGACGAGGGGGTTGCGCGTTGTTCCGAGTCGCGGCGCAAGTTTCTACTATAACACAGTGTTGGATGGAAGAACACTGACGAAGAAGGAAGTGGCAGATAGTGGAAGGACTGCTGCGATTACATTCATGGATGTTAAGACTGGTGTGTTGACGAATAGTACATATTTAGACTCGTCTAGCCTTAGTGATCCTGGAACACAGTATTTGCCTGTTGCGTTAGATTTGAATAAGTTTAAGCCTGGAGAAGTTAGTGCTCTTCCTTATTCAGGAGGTGGGGGTGCCTCGAGCTTCAACTGGAGATTTAAGCCAGGAACGACTGCGGAAGAGAAAGCACGGCTGATAGCTAAAGCACTTGAAACCATTCCTATGAAGAATGAATGGACAGAAGGGGATATCGCTAAGTTTCGTGCTTTGATGAAAGAAGGAATTTGGCTACAAGTCTATCCATTTAGTGGTCAGATCGTTACTGCTGAACCAATCACTCACAATCAGCTTACGTATGGTATTTCGCCGATTCGTCTAGAGCAGACTGCGTATAGTCTATTTGAGCGTTCGCAATCTCGCCATACGCAGGAGCGCCTACCACTACCCACTACAACAGTGACGACAGAGAAGAGTGCTTTTCCGACTGAGGCTCTGCAAGCAGCGTTTGTCTCTAATCATGTGGAGAATGTAGTTCCTTTAGTGGATCAGCTTTTGAAAGCAGCAGGAATGGATGGCGGGCTTAATATTCAAGTCAAGTTCCCGCCGGTAGGGCAGGCGCATGTGTTGGGATCAGCGAATATTAATAAGGGGGAGCTTACAATCTACGTTACACACTCGAATGTAGAAGGAGGTGCAAATAGAATCTTCCAGACTATAATGCATGAAGTTGGTCATTTTATTGCATACTATCACTATGCTAGGTTGCCCGCAATAGTGCAGCAGCAAATGTACTACGCGTATCAGAAGGCGTTGTTGGTAAGTAGAACGATGACGCAGAGAACGACAGAAGCACGAATTGGACCAATGGATAGTCCAGGGGAGTATAGTGGAAATATAAATTATTTCACCTCTTACGTGGAGTGGATTGCGGAGCAGTTTCGTAGGTGGAGTATAGCTACGCCTGAGTCGAAGACCTTCTTAGATAATGAGTATTACAAGATTGCTCAAGCGATGAATAAGTTTTACGTTCAGTGGGAAGAGCTTGGAGGTAAGTATGCTCTAGATATCACGCAGCCAGATTACTTCTTCTCACTAGTGATGGAATATCTGCGCCAGTTCTCGAAGGAGAGAGCTGAAGCTACACAGAAGATGAAGCAACAGACTATTTATTCGTTGAATCAAGATCTTCTAGACTCCCCGGTAATGTTGTCAGTCACACAGGCAATTCAACATGCGCTTCAATCTATGGCAGGGATTGTACCGAAGGACACATTGATTAAAGTCAATCCGAAGTTGGATGCAACGATTGCTCCTGTAGCAAGGGGAGCTGTTGCAAGGTATATGTATTTTGAGAATCAGAACCTTAATTTCATGGAATTAGCTGTTGGAGCACTAAAAAGTGAGGAGGCTTATGGCGAGACTCGAGTGCGGGTTGCACATGAACTCGTGCATGCTTATCGACGGATAGGGCTCTTAACCGACGTAGCGTTTGAGCAACTTTATAGGTTTGCGAAGAAGGATGGAGTTGATCTCGGGACGATAGCGAAGACAGATTTGCGTGAGGAAGTAGAGAAGTTCGTAGCGGCGCAGAATATGCCGCAAGATAAGGCGACGAGAGATCGAGTTTACGAAGAGTGGTTGAAGGAAGAGATAGTAGCGTACTATATTGGAGATTATGCTAATACGGGAGTTGCAACAGGAGAAGCAAAGTCGCTCCTGGACTATTTCCTGCAAGTGCTGAGTCGTATTCGGAACTTCATTCAAGGATTGGGATTTAAGACAAGAGAAGATCTTCTCCGAGCATTCTTCAACGGTGAGATGCTAGAAAGAGAAGATCGCCGGGCGGAAGAGCAGCAGTTAGTTCAAGACGTGGCGAACTATAAATCTGAGCTTCACGATAAGGGAATGATCTTTAACAAGGTGCAGATGGATGGGCCTAATTTCGTGGCTACAGCATACTCTGGACGTAATGGAATTAATAGTAAAGATGTGAAATACTACTGGTATACGCAGAATCCAACTGTAGGGAAGGGTGCGCGCCCAATTGGAGTGTTGTTTGCGAAGAACCGTATGCCGAAGGGCTTTGATATTGATTGGATTGAGTCGACTAGGCTTGGGTTAGCGCCCAGAATGATCTCCTACATGGAGAAGGATTTAGGAGTGAAGGCGAAGCCTAGTGGTACCTTTACTGCACAGGGCTATGAGTTGGGTAAGCTAAGATTTCCTGAACTCTTGAAGTACTATGTTCAGAATCCAGTCAATAAAGATTACTATTCTCCGAATGAGATTCAGAGACAATTAAGAGTGGAACGATCTACGCGTGCGCTCTTGCAGAAGCGAGGAGAGTTATCGCCAATAGAACAGGTCAGATTTGACTTGACCATTGCGGTCTTTTCTAAGATGGCTTCTAAGGTGCAGAAGGGAGTCTTCTCGAACAGAGAGCTCTTGAATCAGATGTTTATGTTAGATCGGAACTATGAGAAGGATGAAGTTCAAGGGAGTTTGATGCTATCGGGGGCTGAAGCGCAGAACAACAAGCTTTCAGGAATTGTCGGGAACTATACAGGTCCGACAGTTGAACCGTTCGAAGCGGTGACTGATAAGTTAAATAAGCTTGAAGCAGCGAAGCATGATGGAATTGCACCGCAAGTTGAAGCTCGCTATATGCGGAGAATTCTTGAGCGAGTGCAGCATCTGGAATCTAGCCCAGAGGTGAAGAAGCATTTGAAAGTGAGTGTGATTTCAGATGAAGCAGATAGAATTGGCTACTTCACCCGAGTGTATTGGGGCTTGCATCAACTCGTTTGGCGGAATGAGCATATTCCAGGATTGCTGGACTACATGCAAGACACGGAGTTATTCAATCAGACTCTTTCTCGGTGGCATAGTAGAGCGGATGAGATTGCCCGAGCGTGGGACTCAAGCGATGCTAATCGCGATGGAATTAGCTCGATGATGTTCTGGCTCGCCGAGATGCAATATCGTAGCGCGGTGGAGGTTGCGGGGAAGATTGTAAGAATGCCGACACAGTATGAGCGAGAGATGCAAGCGAGGAAGTTGAAGTTGAGTCCAGGGGATATTGCTCTAGTTCGGCAAGTTGAGAAGGAGTTCTCGGACTTTATTACTGAAGTGGAGCAGGTGAGTATTGATAATATCCGAGACACAGTGAGTGATCCAGTTGCTGCAAGTTTGGCCATTTTGGAGGTGCAGGCAGAGATTGCAGCTCTTAGGAAGAAACCCTATTTCCCTATCACTCGCTTTGGGAAGTTCAGTATCACTGCGAGAGATGGTCTCAATTCGAAGAAGGTAGATGCATTCTATACTTTCGACACGTATAGGCAGTTGCAGGATGAGATTGCTAACATTGCTAGAGTGCATCCAACTTCGGATCTCTTTGAGGGACGAGTGCCGGAGGAGATGTTCGAATTCATGGGGCTTCCTGCTCCACTGATTCGTATTATTAGGACGGAAATGCCCGGACTGACCCCTAGTCAGCAAGCGTGGTTAGAGGACTTTGAGCGAATTAACTTGCCTGATAAGACATTCAGGAAGAGGTGGCTTCCAGCTCGTGGGACTCCTGGGTATTCGATGGATGGATTCCGTGTCTATGCGCACTACTTCATGCATGGAAGCAGATACCTTGCGCGGTTGAAATTCGCGAGGAAGATGTCGGCGGATATTAGTACAGTTAGAGCGACAACTGATCAATTGCCAAGTTCGCTCAAGAGGAGATTGATTGTCGATTATATGACTAAGCATTATAACTATATAATGGAGAGTGGAAAGGATTGGAGTAAGTTTAAGGCTTTTGTTGCACTTTGGCAATTGGGGTTTAGTCCTGCAACAGCAGCGATTAATCTCACTCAGATTCCAGTGGTGACTTTACCACACTTGGCTGGGACCTTTGGTAATGGTCAAGCGATGGTGGAACTAGGTCGAGCTATCTCTAAGTTGTCGAAGTCGAGAGGAACTAATCCTGGGGGAACGGGGAAGTTCTTCGAAGCATGGGAGGAGATGAAGCAGCAGGGGAGAATTTCAATTGGCCAAGCAGCAGAGTTAGGGTCCTATGCGCAGGGGCATAATTTGGGTAAACTGCTCGGCGGGACGAAGGTCCAGAAGTTCTATAGGAATGCTGCTTACTATGGCATGTGGATGTTTCAGAAGGCAGAGGAGGCGAACCGAAAAGTGACCTTCACTGCGGCCTGGGAACTGGCGATGAAGAACCCTGGGACGAAGAGATTACAAGAGATTCAAGGAACTGCCGCGACCTCTCATCCGGGTTCGGGGTATAATAGAGAGATTGCAGACTTGATGGCGAGGAAGGGATTCTCGCATCAGGAAGCAGTGGCGTTTATCTTCACGAAGGGAGTGATTGATCAGACGCAGGGCATTTATGCTCCCTACTCTCGACCAGCGTTCATGCGAAAGCCATTAGCTGGAGCATTGTTGATCTTCTATCAGTTCACGCAGATGATGACTTATGTGTTTAGATATAGTCCAGGCACTGTTCAGCTCTTGTTGATTACCGCAATGCTCTATGGACTTGGTGGATTGCCGGGGTCAGACGACCTCAATGAGTTGTTGAAGCTCTTAGGGAAGAAGCTCTTCGGAGCGGATTGGGACTTGCAGCAGCATGCGAGGAAGTTTGCTCGAGAGCTTACTCGAGGGACGTTGTTCGATGAAGAGGGGCCAGACTTACTCCTGCACGGAGTCTCGAGATATGGGTTCGGATTGGGATTGCTGCCAGAGGGTTGGGCCTTAGGCAAGTTCGATGCGAGTGCGAATGGAAGTTTGGGTAAGTTAGTTCCAGGCATGTATGAGATGTTGCATGGAATCAATACGAAGCAAAAGCCGGATCAGTTCGTTTCTGATACCATGCAGCGGATGTCTGGAGCTGGGTTTGGGTTTATGTTCAATTTCATCCAGTGGGGAATGGAGAATCCTGGGACGACAGACTCGCATAAATGGGAGAGTATGCTGCCTCGAAGTGCCAGAGCTGTCGCGAAGGCCTATAGACTCTATTCGGATGAGGGAGAGACAACGAGGCAAGGAGCGCGCATTGTGAAGTTTGATGTGCAAGAGCCGGAAGATTTAGCTGCAATTGCTACGCAAGCTCTGGGGTTCTCTGCGACGAAGAATACTGCGAAGTGGGAAATGCTTAGGGAGCAGAGAGATCAGCTTCAACTCTACACGGCGGAGAGAGCTATACTCTACGCGCAGATGGACCGGGCGGTGAGGAGTGGGAATCCTGGTGTGGTGCAAGATGTGTTGAAGTCAGTTCGCCTCTACAACGAGGATGTGAAGCAAGTTGATCCGAGTATGCAAATCCAGGCGAAGTTGATGCTACAGAGTGTGCAGCAGAGGATCAGAGGCCGGGCGATGCAAGAACTCGGCCTGCCAACGCAGAAGGGGCAGATTCCTGTCACGAAGAGAATGCAGGATATGTTCCCGAATGTGGAGGCGGAGAGAGTGCGTACGGAGCGGAGGCTGTTGGGGCAATGAATGGGACCATGAATGGGGCCGTGTGTGGAGGCGCACAATGCCCCCTTTTCACTCGCCTTTCCGCCCGACATAGGTGAGCTCCCAATCTCCTGCCACTTGCTTTTGCAAGATAATCCCAGAAGCAATCGCATCCTTAACACTTTCACGATAGGCTCTGCCATTGATAGTATGTGAACAGATCTGGAAGAGCCTCTTGTAGGTAGTTCGTCCTTCTGGCGAAGTCTTGATCAAGTTAACGATCTCGTTAGTGGTCTTCGCTTCAGGCGAAACTCCGATCGAATTAAAAACGTGGAGCATTGAATGTTCGAGTGCAGTGATCTGAGCTTCCGCTTCAACTAAGTCTTCAAGCTCTATCGTGAGGGTGTTGCGTTTACTCGCAGCAAGGATCATTGAGAGCTTGTGAACGTGAGTTTGCTTCCTCGAAACGTAGCCCTGGAAGCGATCCCCAGCCAAGTGTGGGGGCCGGGCTCCATTCCACAAATTTCGATACCAGTCATCGCCCCAGAGGAAGCTCTCTTCGGAGAGTGTGTAGCGGCCGACGAGCTTCGAGATTTGAGTTAGATCATGGACTAAAGCTCGCTCCTCTTCGAGAAATTCAGAATTCTTAGTTAAGCGACTAGGGTAAGGAATTAGCTGTGCCTTCTTATCGGCGAAGACAAAGAGGACTCGACTTGAGAGTCCGCCTTCGATCAGAATTGAAGGCATTCGATCTTTCATCCAAGAGGGAGTAGTGCAGCCGATGAAATTGAGTAGCGAATTGGGAATGATCGATTCACCCTCTTTGACTGTTCTTCGGTGGAGCTTATCTCCATCCCAGGTCTTGATTAGGAAGTCCAAGAGCTCGCGATCTTCTGGCTTCAAGAAGCTCCCGAGTTCGGTTGCCGCAATGGTGATAGCAGAGCTAAGTTCGGGGTTCTTCTCGCCAGGGAAAGTGATTGCGTTCTGCGCGTCCTTGAATGCACCGAGAAGAGCTTGCCACGTCATACTTGTGGGACCGAAGATCACGTTAGGTACTTTTTCCAGCAACCTCATTCCATTGTTGAGGGAAGTGGTCTTGGTTGCTACGCCTGGACTCGCGACTAGAATGATGTAGAAGTTCGGGAACCACTTCCAGTTCACTTCATCTATCATCACTCTCCGGCCGAGTGCGCCCGCAATGGTAGCAACTCCGGTCCAGAAGTGAAAGTGGATCGGAGCCTCAGTGTTGCGGTTGTGGTCAACGTAGGCCTGGAGCCAGTTAGGATAGGCTCGGAGCAGTGGCGTGGGGTGTGAATTCACTTGGCCATTGGACTCGCGATGTAGATCACTTGACCTCCAGTTGATTATCTATGATCCAAGTACGAGCTGCACCTGCTGCCGCGATATACGCTCTAGATGGATCCTTCGTCACCTCCTGCCCCTTCCTATAAGTGCGCCAGATCTCATTACGAATGTGCTTCGGAAGGCGGAACCAGTGCGATTTGCAACCCCAAAGGTTGGGCGGGACTTCGATTTTGCATCCAGGCCAATGGCAAGTGTGGCTCATGCCGCCTGCAACTCCTGCCAGGTCACTTTCTCCGCGTGTCCCCAAGATCTTTCACTCAACTTCATTCCCCAGGGAATCTCAAGAGGATCTTCATACGGGACAATGACTCTAAGAGCGTCACGAATCACTCTATACCCTGCGATTGAGTGTCGGTGATTCGGGAACTGAAAGACTAAGGAGTCGTGTACTTGGAGCAGGATCTCAACCCACGGCACATACTTCCGGAGGTTGATAGCACCTTTCGAGCATGTGATAGCGACCGTAGACTGTGGTATCCATGCAAGCGCTTTTGGGAGGATATTACTCGGTCGATCGAAGTAAGTGATGGAGAAGCCAAACTTATTGCTAACGCCACGCTTAGAGCTCTGGATTTGCGCGTCGACTTCTCTCTGCCAGTTGAGGATGCCAGGGTAGGTCCGGAGGTACCCGGACTGGAAAGCTCGGACTTCCACAATCTTCCATCCAAGAATTTTCGCAAGTTCTCTTTCAGAAACAAGGTAGTTAGTGCCATGCACTCCACGCTTACACTCATCTCTCCAGGTGAGCTTTCGGCGAATCTTCTTTGGATCGTAAGTCGTTCCCCAGAGTCTGTTTCCATTGAAATTGTGAATATCAAGGCCCGCTCTAAAGGCACTCTTCAACTCCTTCTCGTTTGCCTCCCAGGCCACGACTTGAGCATCGGCTCCAGAGAGGTCGCAGTCCGCTATGATCTTCCCCTTGTCTGGGAGGATCAGTTGTCGAACTGGTGGCTTCTCCCACTTTGGTAGCACTGGAGCTTCTCCTCAGTCGCAAGTTAGACCCTTCTCTTCAACTAACCATCGAGGGACGGCAATCACTACTGGTTTTGATCGTGGAAGTATTATCTCCTCTTCCGGTTCGACCTGACTCTTCGGGAGCCAGTGTTCGATCTGCTTACCGTCTTTGTCGGTTAGACCTTCAGTGACCTTCCAGGCCTTGATGGTCTCTGTCAAGACGATAAGGCTAATGTCAATTAGTTCTTTACTCACAGCTTCTCACTCCTGTCACTGGGTCAAATTCGCACGAACTCACAGGCTCATCTCCGTTGTCTTTAGAGACAAGGACCGCTCCACGGAAGTTCCCTGTTCGGTGAGTCGTGCAGCCCTTGCATCCGGCCTCCCAGGCCTTGAAGTAGACAGACTGAAAATCATCCCAGGAGACGTTAGTTGGCACGTTACAAGTCTTACTCACTGCCGAGTCGATGTGATAACTCACGATCGTAAGCACCTCCAAGTGATCATTCACTGAACACTTAGAGCTAATCTTCCCATGGGTGTCGAGGAAACGCACTCCATAGTCTTGAACCTCTACCTTGCGGACTCCGTTGAATTCGCGCAGAGTACGCTCTGTCTCGTATGCATAGACGGGTTCGATCCCGGAGGAGACATTGTCTGCGGCGAAGCTAATCGTTCCAGTGGGAGCGATCGAGAGCAAGTGCGAATTACGGATTCCATTCTCTGCAATTAGATCTCTCGTTTCGTCGGACAAGCTTTCTACGAACCGCGCCGATAAGTACCTTTCCTTATCGTAGAGTGGGAATGAGCCTTTCTCCGCAGCAAGTTCCGCTGAAGAGCGGTAAGTCGCGTTCTTGAGGGCTGAGAGGATGTTCGCTGTCGAGGAGACGAAAGCATTTGAACCATAAAGTGGCCCCATTGCTTCGATACAGTTAGCAAGTCCTGTAACTCCAAGGCCCATCCGCCGCTTGCTCTTCGCTTCATCTTCTTGCTCCGAGAGAGGGTATTTCGCTCGATCCACTACGTTGTCCATTGCTCGCACTACATGTGGGATGTCCTTGAAGAGTTGGACGTAGTCGAATTCCCACTGTTGGCGGAGGCCGCCTCTTCGCAAATACTTGACTAGATTCCAGGAGCCGAGGAGACAGGCTCCATATGGAGGGAGTGGCTGTTCGCCGCAGGGATTAGTCGCAGCAATAGTCTCGCAATAGTAAAGATTATTGAACTTATTAATGGAGTCGATGAAGAGGACGCCGGGCTCGCTCCAGTCGAAGGTCGAGCGCATGATCGCCTCCCACAAGGTCTTGGCTTCAACCGTGCGATAGATCTTCTTCCCCCACCGGAGATCGAAGGGGCTCCCGTGTTTGACCGCAGTCATAAATTCGTCAGTGACTGCGATGGAAAGATTGAAGGCAGTGAAGCGTTTAGAGTTCTGCTTCGCTCTAATAAATTCTTCAATGTCAGGATGGTCAATTCGGAGCACTCCCATCTCTGCGCCACGACGATCTCCAGAGCTCGCTGTACACCGACCCACTGCATCATAAATGTCAATAAAACTGACCGCTCCAGAGGAGCGCGAGTTAAGTTTCTTAATAAGCTCGCCTCTTGGACGGAGCGTTGAGAAGTCGTAGCCAATTCCACCACCAAGTCGCATAGTTGCAGCTGCTTCGTGAGCTCTCGACATAATTGAATCGTGGCCGTCGACGTAAGAGTCTCCAATGGTACCAGAGACGAAGCAATTGTAGGGGGTTGTTCCTTTGCTTGAGCCGACACTGGTCTGTATCCTTCCGGCAGGCATGAAGCGCATAGATAAGAGGATTTCACGAAGGGCATGATAGTGCTCATCGTTGTCGGAGAGAGCAGAAGCAATTCTACTCATCGCTTCGCGAAAGCTTTCCCCCTCTCCGCGGTACTTCTCGGCATGGATTTGATCGCAAGCAGGCGTTTGAGGTCCATAAGTGATCGTCATCTTAGTCTTCCACCTTGGGAATGTTCTGATTATTGGTTGCCTCGCCGAAAGAGTTCTCGCTCGAACTCCAGCGGAACGTTTCAGGCTGCGCTACGTTGAACTGTGGATGCATGCGTCCATCTGGTCCCTCCTTCGCTTCAAGAAATTCTCTGAACTTATTCATCGATCTCCATTCGGAGAGCGTGTCTAGCCAGTGTCCATACCAAGGGTACTTCTCCGCCAGCTCACTCAACGCTGAATCATCCGTAGTAGGCTTCTTAGTCTTCTTATGCTTCTGCTGCTCTAAGCCGAGGCGTTCATAGAGGAGGTTAGCCATAGCGATGGGTGAGGTGAAGTAGGGCTTTCCAGACACTACCTTGGAGATTTGTTCAGGTACACAGGATTCTAACCAGGAAGCTCGGGAGGCAGTTTGCATGATCAGATCAGTCAACATCCGGTCTCGCTCTTCTCGATTGAAGTGGTAGCCTCGGAGGGTCATATCGCGGGCCAGCTCCCACTGCTCCATCATGAACTCGAACTGAGGCTCCAATTTGCGCTTCTGGATCAACTTGACTAAGAGCTGAGCAGACTCATAAGTGTGGCGTGTATCTTTGCAATTATACCGCCACATCTGTTCCGCAGACATCTCACTTGCATTCCATCCTTCGGATTCGTTCTTCCAGTAGCAATAGGAGTTGCAGTAGCATGAGGCGAGGTATTCGAGCGATTTTGGGACTCCGGGGAAGAGGAGGTGCTGCGCAACCATCGTATCGAAGTTCACGATCGCCTCGATCCCGTAGGTGCGGAAGAGCCATTGAGTGTCGTAGGTGAAGTTCTGGCCAATGATCTTGCAGTTGGGATGCTCAAGCAACGTCTTGAGACGTTCCCATAGCCAGAGCTCTTCATGTTCGAGCCAGTAGGGTATGGCATAGTTTGGGGCATTCTGTTCCCCATATGTCCGCGCCACTGACGGCCGCAAATTTGGGGAGGGGGAGTGGCCCACGGGAGCGGGCGGCGCCGAAATTTGCCTGTTCGCCGCCCCGCCGGCGGCATCCTGGGCCGAGTGGCCCGCTGTGCCCGCATATGAGAACAAAGGTATAGCCAACTCGCAAGTGGCGTCAGCAAGCCCGACCACGGTGATGTACTTCCTCCGAGGGTAGTCGGTCTCCAAGTCCACTGCGAGTGGGAGTGGACGCTGGTGGCAGATAGCGATCCAGGAGTTTAGGATGGCGGTGAGTTGGGTGAAGTCGGGCCGCCAGATGGAGTTGAGCTCGGGAGACTGCCAGGGTAGAGTGCCAGTTAAAAATCTCTTACCTCTTGATCTAAGATCATGTACGGTGATGGATCGGAAGCCCCACTCGCGAAGGATCGCAGCGGGATGGATGATGGGCAGAACCGGATACTGCCGTCCGGAAATAGGGATAGAGTAGGTTTGAGATCCACGCCAGGTGAGGATGCCAGCAGGGACTCGGAAGCCCTTCTTGGTGCTAAGCTCGGCATGATCTGTGAGTGCCCATAGAGGCCAGTTACCTGCCGCGATAAGGAGCTTAGGCTGGACATGATTAATGAGAGAGTAGAGACGATCAAGATGAGTCCGAGCAAGAGGAGATAGGTAGAGTCCACGGTAGTTGAGAGCATCTTTCTCTACCTTCTTTTTGGGAGTTGGGAGGAGGAAGCGAGTGAATTCGTTGAACTGTGGTTGAGCGGAGACTACATTTGTGCAGAGGAAGTGATTGCGGTCGAGTCCTGCCTCTTTCAACATGCGGTTGAATTCTTGCCCGGACTGGCCAACGAACGGTGCAGAGAGGCGAGCTTCTTCCGCGCCCCAGGCTTCGCCGACGATCATCGCTGAAGCGGTGCGCGGACCGGAGGTGCCGGAGAAGAGGGAGTGAGAGATGGAGGGAGAGATGGAGGAAGAGATGGGGTTAAGTTTTTGCATCTGCATCTCCAAGCTTCAAGAGGCGCGAGCAGGCCATAGCGTGGTAGGTATCGTCGAGCTCAATCCCCGTGACGGAGAGTTGACGAGTGGCAGCAGCATCGAAGATTGAGCCTGATCCGCAGCAAGGATCTAATATTGCGTCACCGGGGCGAGAGGAGATCTGGAGTAACCAGGAGAGGAGTTCGATGGGCTTCTCTGCGGCGTGGAGCTTCTCTGCGCGAGCAGTGCGTTCGAAGTAGCGTACGTCCGGACCTCCATTGTCTACAAGAGCCTTCTGCCCCTTGACGAAGAAGAGAAGGCATTCGTAGGTGTAGGTGAAGCCATTACGTCCCCAAGGGGCATGACCAGTGGCCTTGTCCTTTTGCCAGATAATTGGTTTACGCCAAGTTGAGAAGGCTTGCTGTTCTGCAATGGTGCGGAGAGTGAGGAAGTGTTCGATGTCGCAGAACATGAAGCCAATTCCTTGAGGCTTGAGTAAGTGGAAGCCTCTTCGGAGGATGTAGCGGCAGAGTTCGACAGCGTAGTCCTTATCGTCCTTGTAGTTGTGAGCGGTGTCTGTCTTCATCTTGTCTGCATCGATGCCGTAAGGGGGGTCGACGATTAGTGTATCGAAGGAGGCGTTGGTAAGTTTGTTCATCACTTCCCGGCAGTCGCCTTGGAGACAGGTGTGATTAGAGGAGAAGCCTGAGACTGCGATTAGTTCCCGCTCGAATTGAACACGTTGAGTGTCGAGGATCTGGCGATAAGCGGCGTGAACATTCTTCGAGTTAGCTATTCGAGGGTCGGAGAGATGCTTGGAGACAGTCATTGCCTGGACGAGGTTCTGTCGAGCGACTTCGACTCGCTTGCGATCTTTCGCATTGGCAGCAGGTTGGGTTGCTAAGACGATTTCAAAGGCAGTATCGGCTTGAGTCTGAGTGGGGTTCTGCTTCTGCCGGAGTTCGTGGAGCTTAGTTACTGCGGCTGCGCGCTCTTGCCAGGAGAGATCGGCTCGGAGGATATTTTCATCGAACTCAGCTTCTGCAAGCTCCAGTTCGGTCATCTGTTGAATGAGAGTGAAGGGCATCATGCCCGGAGGTACGAGCTCGCCGTTGTGCCGGAATTCGAGTCCGTCTTGATGCAGTTCACACATGGAGAGGTACCTGCGTTCTCCGACTAGGAGTGTGCAGGCGCCTTCGGGAGTGAAGTGCACTACTGGGGCATGGAAGAGGCCCTTGGCTACTATGCCTTTCTTGAGTTCCTGAAGTTCAGCGGAACTCTTATTCTCTTTCCTCTGGCGATCCACAGGGATTATGACAGCGCCAATAGGTACCAGTTGTCGTGTAGTGTTCGGTGCAGTTGATTGCGCGAGAAACATCGAGGGTGGTGAGTTTAGCTCTTGTAGTGAGTCGTTCATCGGAAGCATCTTCCAGGAAATAGAGGGTAGAGGCAAAGCCGAAGAGCATCGCAGCGAGGATTGAACCTCCAAGTGCGAAGTGTGGTGCTCTTGTGACCATATGGCGTTCCCCCAAAGAGGGGAGAGCCGAAGCTCTCCCAGTTAGCGTCAAGTTAGGCTTGGGGTCGGCCTACAGCCTTGACGCGATTGTAGATGGTCTTCGGATCGTCCTTGTCCGGGTCTTGGACTATGACGAGGGAGATAGGGCCGGCGCCGCGGAGCATCCCGAGGTTCCAGGCTTGCCCAGCGATATTCTGTCCGCAAGCGTCCCTGATTCGATTGATTTGGACATTCTTGCCGGTGGAGAAGTCGAGCTGGCTTGTCCCTTCGATCAGGTCACAGAAGTAGCCCTGAGTTGTTTTCGGTGGCCGGCCGATCTGTGCCTCCAAGAGGTTGCCATCGTCGATGATGGCGTAGGTGACGTCGACAGAGAGGCCCGACTTGCCGGTCTTCTCACTCTTCCAGGGGCGAGGCTTGATTGCTTCAATCGTGGCGAGGTAATCGCCGCGAGGAAGAGGGATGACTTTGGTGGAGCCTTCTTGATCAGTGGTCTGCGACATGAAGGCTTCTTCGTCGAACGGGCCGTGATCGAGATCGTTCATAGTCTTGGTCCTTGATTAAGGGCGTTAGCCCAAGGTTAAGCGGCAGGTGCCGCAGTGGGTGCGCCGATCAATTTTAGACGTGCTCTGTATGCCGCCACGATCGGCGCGAAGTCTGGCGGCAATTTCGGTGCGAGAGGGAGGGCACGGTGTTTGAGGTCGACGTCGTTGTGCATTGTGGACCAGAAGTATTCCTTCCCTTCGCGGTAGGTGTAGACGACTTCAGAGAACTCTCGAGGGATCTTTGGCGCGAGCTTTGATCCGAGGGTAGAGACCATAAGTTTGGTACCACGAGTCGCCTCGTCGGTCTCGCGCTCTACATGTGCAGTCATGACGTAGATGCACTTGAAGTTCGAGCAGCAAGCTGCGTTGAATTGTTGCAACATGTTCATTGCTGTGCCCCACTCGCCGCGGTGTGCAGTGACTTTGGTCCCGACGGTAATGTCCCACGCCATGGTAGAGGCGCCAGAGAAAGAGTCTAAAGCGAATGCCCGATCGGGTCCGAAGTTCATGACTGGCCCGTAGGACTGGCCTGTACGGTCGCAGCGGAAGTCTCGGATGCCGGCGAGGAGGTTGAACCATTGCGCTTTCTCTCTGCCGCCCGTTGGGCGCATGTTGGAGAGCTGTTCGTGATCCATGATGGCAACTTTGGCTGCCATATCTGCGAGCATATCGAAGCCAGGGCGAGCGGGAGGTATGACCATCCAGTGGAGTTTGTCGATTGGGAGTTTGAGTCTAGTGCAGGCATCGATGAGGGAGTCGACTCCGGTGGGTTCGGTGACGATGACGAACACCTCGAGGCCAGATTTGAGTAGGGTGACGATAGCGGTGGTCTTACCGGAGCCAGGGGGACCGAGGAGGATGATTGAAGGGGCGCGTAGTGGGATTCCGCCGTGGGTGGGGACGTTGGGACCAGAGGAGATGACTCCAGCCACCTTAACAGGGGGGTTGAGAGGGGAAGTGGGCGTAGTGG